TCATTGACGGGAACAGTTACTTCCCCTACATAACCTACCAAGTTGACTACAAAACTGCCTGTATGGTGCTTTAATTCGTTCTCAGGCACATTGTTTTCTACTGCTCTCTTTACACTTGCCCAATTGATTTCTTTCTTTGGATAAATACCACAGATAATGTCTTTATCTTCTGCTAACAAATTTAAAACGTCTTGCGGATTAAAGTGTATATCTGCATCAATAAATAATAAATGTGTTGCATCGGAATGTTTTAAAAATGCGTTTGTTAGAGAGTTTCTTGCTCTGGTAATCAGTGATTCATTGAACATAAAACTAAACGTGTTACCAATGCCATTTTGTTTTAATAAATCACTAAGCTGGAGTAAAGATTGTGTGTAATAACCCGTACACATGCCGCCGTACATCGGTGTTGCAATAAATAATGAAGCCATTTTGTTTTCCTTTTTAGGGTTGTTGAGAAACATATTTAACAATCTGTCTGGTGCGGTGTAGTTGACACTCCAATCCATTGTGCAATCAAAATTAGGGTAAGCAATCCTTAAGTGTTGATAAAATACTCTATCTTCACCCCATCCACCATGATATAAAGAAGCGCAAATAAAAGGCAAAACCGACCCACGAATACAATAGCAATTCATATCCACAAAGTGTATGTTAGAACCAATTGCTTGAGCTATTTTGCCTAGTGATTCAACCGTATCATTGCAAACAAAATCACCTTCTTTGTTATATATTGCTCTTAATGAATAGCACCAATCTAAATTCTGTGACTCACATAATGACACCATTTGATTGATGTGGTCTTCACCAAACCAATTATCTTCATCAAGAAAAAACACAAAGTCAGCATTGACCATAAATGGAATACCAGCATAGATGCGCTGCCCGTTCCATAAAATACCGTCTGCCCTTCCTGTATTCTCTGGCAAATTAATTACGACATCCCCGCCACAAGAAAAATCGGGATTTCCATCATTAATGATCCAATGTGTGATTTTTACAGTAGGATCAACTATCTGATCTTTGACTGATTCAATCGCTCTGTGAACCGTGTTTTTACCCGTAGTGGGTGTGATGACGACTACTTTCATTTATACCCCCATATTAAATAACCTATCCAAAGTCCCCAAACAAGTGCTAATAAAAGTGATGCAAGAAATTCTTTTAATCTCATTTCTCACCTCTTGATGCTTTAATAATTGCTTTTGCAAATAACATTAATCCTTCATCATAAGAATCCCAATAAGATAAATTTTCTCTACCAACCTTTTCTATTTCTTCATCGCTTAATTCACGAATTGGATGTGTATAAAGAAATTCACAATTTTTAACCCTAGATGCCCAGTCAGACCCACTCCCAGCATCCATATATAAATAACCATGCCCATCAAAATCGTATCGTAATGCTACTGGTTCATTCATTTGCACTCTCCAAAAAAATCTTCTAATTTGTAACCACGTCTGCGCAAAGTTATTTTTAATTTAGCTAAAGCACGTTTATAACACTCGAATACCGCAGTTTCCTTCTCACCTAATTCACTGGCTATTTCTGGAAACGTTGCAATAGGTTCTAAATTTAATTTTTCAATTGTCTTCATTCTGCCACCTCTGGAGGGTTTGGTAGAGGCATCCAATGGGTCACCGTAGGTAATTCTCCTCTGTCGCTATACCATTTTTTATTCATCAAAAATCCAATATCAATTTGATATTTATCTTCACTAAAAACAATGACATCTTCGGCAACCTTTGGTAGCTGATCGTCAATGCTAATCCACTCGCTTAAAGTTAATTGATTCATTTTTTCATCACCACTTCTACTTTGTTACAAAACATATCGACATGATCGTTATTTCTCGATTCAAATAAATGATAATTACAGTCACCAAAAGTAGTGCCAATACCATAACTGTCTGGTACTCCAGCTAAAGACCACTTCGGTTTCTCAAAATGAGTTACTGGTATTAAATAAACAGGAATATGATGTAACCGCCAGGTATCCGTCAATAACTGCCCTACGTCACCGTAAGGAGTTGCCTTAAAAGAAGGTTTACGCAAATGTTCATACATATTTTTATTTAAAACCATAAAAGAAGGTGCTGCAAAGGTCTTTTTAGCCACCTCTGCGCCGAGATGATTGGTTGATTGGATGTTTCCTACTAACGCACCATCCAATGATTTACGAATCCAATCTGACACTTTATTAGGGTCTGTAATAATACAATCCACATCTACAAATAAAATAATTGGTGAATTTGTTGTTGTATCAGTCACCCACTGCATCCAATCTGCATGATCTAAACCGTCAATACAGTGTTGCGTAATTGGTATATTGAATTTATTAAAGACTTTACGTTGTCCCCATACAATCCGATCATTGATATTTTGCCAATGAAGGCTTACTATTTTTACATTCATCTTTATCCCCTAAAGTTAGTGCCAGTTTGTCTAAGCAGCCGACTGGCGCAGCCCTAACATCCCCCTAGACTGGGCGGAACTTCTCAATCAATACCATACAACCACCTTTTTTAATTGGTATTGACCTATACACATGCAATGCTTGAACTTGTACATCATCATCAAAGATACCCGCATCTTGGCAAGCGTCTAAAATTGGTTTTACACAGTTATCAATATCCATTAATTTTTTGGATTGTGGATAAAGATAAATTGTCACTTTTAATGACATATCCCCCAATTTAGGTGTTTTACACTCTAAAACGTGTTCGACCACTGCCTTTTTAAACGCTTGCCCCCTCGCACTGATATAACGCCGATGTCCTGACGCTAACCAATATGCGTTCATGGAAGGTGGGTAGGGTAATCTTAAAGTAATCATACTAAAATGGCACGTCTTGATCCATATCATCCATCCTACTTACTTCTTTCGGGTACACTTCTTCTTGTTTGGCTGGTGGCACATAATTGTCTTCACTAAGTGATAGTAAAACCCCACTTCCCGTCTGCTTGATCCATGCTGCAATCTTTACTTGATCACCCGCCTTCAAATCCCTAGATACCGTAATCAAACCCGTATAATCGGGACTACGTTCGTGTTTCTTTTTGTTTTGAAATAACACCCCTTTGCCTGGTTGTGCGTTATGTGCGTAACTCATTCTGAACCTTTCATTTCTCTGTTAATACCAGCTAATAGTTTACTTAAAGTGACCCCGTCCCAAGTTTCCATGAACTCTTTGTTCGCTTCTTTTAATGAATCATACTTTTCTGCCTTCTCTACATCTGTGAGCTTTGCATTTTTAATCCTAGCAAACATTTGTAAGAACCCATCTTGCCAATCGTTTACCGTCAAATAATTAGCATAAGGCTCTGCTGCGCCTGGAATATACAATGGTAACTTCGGTAAATCTTCTACGACCTCTGCTGGTAACTCCACAACTTCATTGCCTTGAATGATTGATACAGTTTCAACTTTAGGCGGTGTAATATCCTTCTCTTGTTTTCTAGGCTCAAAGTCTTGCACTTCTTCACTACTATACTGACCCAAAATACAAGCGGGATAAATCGACCTTACTGCCCGTGAAATCACCCTCGCTCTCAACATATCTTCAGGAAACTTTGTCCAGGCACTCCCAACTTTGTAAATGCCCGCTTCCTTCGCCATCTCAATTGTCCACTCAACGGTAATGCTGCCACCAGACTCATGGGTAAAAGTACCAATACAACGCTTAGGACCTATTTCTTGCCATTGCACCTTACCACCCGCCTGTTGAAAACGTGCCAAGATTGCTTGACTCTTGAGAGCTGGGCGACCTTGAATAATGTCATACTCTTGCATGACGGTGGCGGGATGTTTATTTTCTGCTTGTGCGACCAACATCACTGCAATGACTTGATCCTTCGTTTGAAAACCATAAAACTTCGAGCGGACAATAGCATCTGCCATGACCCCCATATCTTGAACCGTCACTAAATTATTCATTTTTTATCACCTTTCAATTCTGGAGATATTTCTAATAATTCTTGTTCAAATTTTTCTTTAATACTAAACAAAATATCTTGACGCATATCTATCTCGTTTTTTAGAAAAAAATCTTTTGTGTACAAAACTTTTATTTCACTATAAATATCTTTTGCATCATATATCACTGTACAAATTTTCATATAAATTTCTCCAAAATTGTTAGTAGAGTATCAATGACTGAGCTTGCAGCCATCACATAAATTGCAATATCTAAGTTATTCATCAATATCATCCCAAAAAACGAGAACGATTAAAGAAAAAATTAAAGCAATAGCTAAACCAAAAATAATCATCATTTGATTACCTCTGCGAATATAATTTCACGAGTTTCACCATCAAAAATAAGTTTAAGATTGTTTTTAGGTAAAAGATTTTCTGTTGCATTACTTACATAAGCACCGTTACCAACTTCATACATATAAACTGTTGCAAATAAATAAATATCTTCTATTGGTTCTGGTTTAATTCTTGTAACGCCATAAGTATCAAAATCACGAAAATTTGATATTGGTAACCATTTTTTAGTAATATTACCTAAAAATTCACAATCTTTACCATCTGCAAATGCTTTAATTACATCTGCGTTTCTATGTGGTTTCATCATTTTATTAAAAACCTCCGTGAACCCATTTGTTCCACAACAAATTTTTGATAAATGTCTGGCATTGCAGTCTTAAACAAATCAGCACTAAACTTCATAGAGGCTTTTGAGGACTTCCAGGTCACCAGAGTATTACCATCGAAAGTACGCAGCTCTGAGCGGTCACCTAATGCGTTTCTAATCTCGGTTTCCCACTCATCACCAATGGTTTCGAGCTCTTTGATTTTTGCCTTCAACTGTTTAAGGTCACTGACACGGGTTTCTAATGATTGATTTGCGATAACAATGCCATCGACTGATGTTGGATACGCTAACTTCGCATCATCAACAGATTGTGCCTCTGGAACGGTATTACCAACAACATGCGCCCAATAAACCCCCATTTGCTTGATGAGCTCTGTTTTCTGCTCTTGTGTGAAAGTAAAGTCAAAAGTAACAAACTCTTGTCCACCAAATAAAACCGCAAGAATGACCCGATCAACATTGTGAACTGTTGCTTCATGTAAGCATTGAATATAATCAGCATGTGGCACTCGATTAGTTTCTGCATCAAACTTATTTCTGACCATTGCATTGTAATTCTTGACCTCAACCAATGTATCACCAGCCGTATTAATGTAATCAAAGTGAGAGCGCAACCAATCTTCTTTTGCATGACTCATTGCGTAATCAGCTTCCTTTAACTCCATCTTCAACCGATCACTAGCAATGCGAGCAATTGTTGGCTGCATCACCAAGCCCATCTCTACTGCCTCGATACCCGTAAAGTCTGGGGGAGGTAACTTACCCTGTTTAATTAAAACAGTTTCGACTGCATTGCCATTCATTACTTGACGGCTATCACCACTCCACCAAGCACCGTTTCTTACTTCAGGTAAAAAATCATCTCTGTTGTTCATAATAGCTCCGCCATTGTTTTAACTAATTCTTTAAGGATTTCAATCTTATCTTCGAGCGCACCAATCTCACTCTCCAACTCGTCATTTTTGTTTTTAAGTTCATCAATTTGAATTTGATGACCAGGCTTCATTTGAGTAAACCCGTCAACCACATCAACTGTTGTCATACCATCATCTTTAATAGTCATCATGCACCTCCACGACAGAAAACTGAGGCGATATGCTCATCATCATCCATCTCAAACTTCGGCTCAAACCACTTGCCTTCCATACCGCAGCCAATTGTTTCTAATTGATAACGATTTTGACGTGCATCTCTGGTTTGAAGCGCACCTGATACTAAATCAATGCCATTTTTTGGACTATGGCAATCATTTAAACCATAAATGTGCGTGCCATTCTTTTCTTTGTAATGCTTACAATCTTTACAAATCTTCATAATATCTTTCCTTCTGTTAGGTTATCAAAATATTTCTATCTACTACAGTTCACATCTTACTACAAAAAAAATAAACTTTGCAACATATATTTATATCTATACACAAATATATATACACAATTATCCAATATCACACACAAAAACATATCCATACACCATTCGTCAGCAAGAGTGTGCGGGTTGAATGACCACATGTGTGCTATATATAATGTAGGTTAAATATCTATAAACAACTATAATATTTACCAATATGATATACCTATATTATATATATATAGTCTATAGTACGTTGGGGTCTATGGGGTAATCCTCTGGGGTCTCTTTGGCAACCCCTTGACCACCAGTTCACCCCTTGACCCCCTATCATTAAAGGTTAGCAAAACTGAAGATCAAATCTTGAGCCACCTACCCACACCCGCGCGCGAGGGGAATTTTTTTGGTGCTTACAACCCTTCTATGTTTGCAAAGATTGAAACGGTTTTCTTGCTACCAAACCCTCAACAACGTCATTTGTCATTTAAAACGTCAAACCCGTTTAAAACCCGTTTAACAAGTTATTTTTTTTTTGAGATCGAGATATTAAAAGATAAAAAAATACCCTCTGAAGAGGGTTTAAAGTGTTTTAAATGATTGTTTTAAACTTTACCGTACTTGTCAGGGTAATTCTTACAATAAAATTCGTTCTCGAATTGATCACGATAGTAAGTATTTTCTGTTCCATACTCTACAATTTTTATCGTACCTAAACTTAACCAAATATCTACAGTTTTTTGATCAAGCTCTTTTGAGTAATATTTTTCATTTTGTTTACAGATAGCTAACCCAAAACGTTCGATCTCTTGCAATAAACTCATCTTAAAAACCTCCGTTCTTAATAACGTAGATAAAACCTAGTGCCGCTCCAATGAAGATAGCGAAAAAAGTACCCCATAAATAATCGGTAAAATCTGGTTTGTTGTTCATTGTGATCCCCTTAATGGTATAAATTCATTAATAACAATTGTTCTGCGCCATAAACTAGATTTTTATCGCAACAATCACAAGTGTATTTTCTAGCGTCTGGTTCAACGCCCTCGTTCTCCGCTCCGCATGCTAAGCAAAAACCGTTCTCAAGCTCTATAGCTATTAAAAGATCACTTTCACTAGGTTTAAATAGTTTTAACCCGTTCTTAGTTGTAAATTGTTTCATTGTTTTATTCCCTTATGTTAGTTAACTGATTTAATTTCAAATACTCTCGCCGCGCGTTTCTTTTGTGTGCCATGGATCGGAAAACCGATAATTACTGATCGATCACTGACAGCGCATAATTTACAAGTAGAGCAGCTTATATCATCGCGAACGGTCGCCGGACAAACAACAATTTTGCGACCTTTTGGTGTGTAACTATTTTCTATTTGATCACCTGGTAATACGGTCACAACAGGTCCAATATTTAAAGCTGCTAATTTGTCCGCGTGCTCTGGTGTATTCGCGCTCAAATTGATAGTAAAACCGTAATCATTGGACCCTTTAATATATTTCGCATTATTACTAATTAATGGATCGTAATGAGTATAGGTAAACCCGCGTTTATTAAAGTTAACCTTTACTAGATCACCTAAAGCAGCGCCGTCAATTTCTATACCATTACCAGGGAGATCTCCAGCTTGATTGTGTCGCCATAATTGACCCTCTGGCAAAGCTTCTATTTTATCTAAAAAATCATTGTATGAATTACCGCGGTCGCCGTCCGTCACTTTTCTCCAATGTAATGCTAAAGGACCGCTGCCAGCATAACAACCCTCGCCGTTATTGAATGGACAAGTGAGCGGACAAGTCGCCGCGCTGGTAGTACTAACAGGGATCGGACCTGTTTTCTCATTCGCGCTTATAGGTGTTAAATGATAATGGACCGCACCGCCAATTACTGATAATTGATAGTTCATTTTAAATTTTCTCCTGTTGAATAAAAGAAAATTGACGCCTACCGGCTAAAGCTTCAACTATCGCGCTGTTGTGGTTTACGTTACCCTCGCGTTGATACCAGGAGAAAGGGATATCATTTCTTAAAGCTTCTCTTTTTGCTTCTCTATTTAATCTTGCGTAGTTCATTGTATAGGTTCCTTATGTTAGTAAGTTATACATATAAGTATATGTATATAAGCATTGTAACAGAAAACAATCATATATGTATATATCTATAGAAATATATTTTATATTTTTTTATATCCTATAGGTTACCTATAGTTATAACTTACCTATAGATATAAGGGTTATCTATAGCTAACCTATATATATATGTAATGGATCGTTTTTAGGGTAAGTTTAGATAGGTCGTCAACCTCCCACGCTATCATTAAATATAAGTATATGTCCCCTTATGGGGTATATCTATAGACTATAGGGTTATATCTATAGGGTATAGGGTAACCCTCAAGGGTTACATATAGAAAAGAGTTATATCTATATAGATATAGTTATATTGATATGGGTAAAAGGGTTGATAGAGATATATCTTATTGATGTAGCGCAGCTGGTTCGTTGAGATGGGTTTGACTTTGGTTAGGAAGGTGCCCCTCTCCAAGTTCCCCCCAAAATTTTTTGTAGAAATTAGAAATAATTTATTGATAAAATATAATTTATTTTATTTATAAATAAAGGAGGTTATATGAAAGATTGTTCTGGTTGTAGCATCCGTAAAGAGTTCAGTGAGTTTTTTAAAAATAATGCTTTGAGTGATGGGTTAACCAGTCGTTGTAAAACCTGCGTCAAGGATTATCAAAACAAACGAGCAGTTAAGTTGCGTGAAAGTAAACCATCTAATTGGAAAAAGAAAACGCAAGACATGAAGACTTATCAGAAAGAGTGGAAAGCCAAGCGCCCTCAATACAACACAATAAAAACAAAAGAGTGGTACGACAAAAACAAAGATCGTATGAAAATAAAGTATGCAGTGAAATATGCTTTAAAGACTGGCAAGCTGGTAAAGACACCATGCGTAATGTGTGGTGAGGAAGATGTTGAAGGACACCACCCAGATTACTCAATGCCTCTAGATGTTGTTTGGTTATGTAAAAAACATCACAAAGAAATACATACTCAATAAAATACGTGTTTTTGAAATATAGTATGAATGAACTATAGACTATGGTGTATATTAATAGTTGGTTATATTTATTAAGGGGTTTATATGTCAGATATTGCGATAGAAAAGAATGTAAAAATACCAGTAGCTAGGGTTAGAAGTAATCATCCATATAAAGAGATGGAGGTAGGTGACTCATTCTTTGTAGAGAATGGGGAGTTGATTCGGATTTGCAATAACAACTATCGGATGCAGAAGATTTTAGGTCGTAGGTTTATTGCCAGAACAGAACACAATGATGATGTGAAGGGAGTGCGAGTATGGAGAACCGAGTAGATCCTATCCTTGAGAATTTAGATACGGCTAACGATGACTTAAAGAAAGCCTACATTGAGCGGGTGTGGAACATGACGAAGGGTGAACTGTTCAATGAGTTGATGCGAGTACAGGCGGAGAGTGCAAAGATCATTACTGCTTCTCATAACGAGATTGTGCGCTTGCAAGGGGTGTTGAGAGAGTTAGAGTCTGGTAGTGGGTTACATTAAGCCAGAGGGCATTGAGAAGGTTTGGGAAGAACAGTTATTAGCAAGCCGTAGCATCCTAAAGACTGAGATGTTAAATGTATTGCATTGTGAGTCAAATGAAGATAAGAAGGCACTGTATCAGCGTTGGAAGGCAGAGTATTCAGAGTTGATGGTGCAAGACTTAGTGAAGTGTGCCAAAGATCGTAAGAGTTGTTTAATGGTGGCTAATTGGAATTTAGATAATTTTGAATTAGATCGTAGATCAAATCATAGAAAGGATAAATAATGGCTGAAGATAATGCAACAGTAACAATAGAAGAAATGGACATACCAAAAAGAAACAATGATGTTATTGGATCTTTAATGTTTGAGAGTGCCAAAAAAGAATATCCCTATCTTGCTGACAAAGACATTGCATTTGATTATGCGCCAGGTCAAGGCAGAGGTTTTTTAGAATTTTATAGTCCAGAAGAAACAGGATCTCCAGAATATCCAAGACCAAAAAACATTCCATTAGGTAGAGTTGGAGTTCAAGTTTTTGATCCTAAAACTAGACCTATTGATATTCTAGCGGATTATGTCAGCCATTACGGTGTTGAAAACGATCCGTATTTATCAGAAAGGTATCAACAATTTCAACAATCGTTTACCCCAGAACAACAACAAAGATTGCAAGAACAATACGCTTATTATCAACAACACCCAGAATACAAAGAATCTAGACCTTACGAAGAATGGCTAAAAGCTAGTGGTATGCCAGGATACTTTAGAGGTTATACGTTTAATCAATGGGATGACGCTAAAGACATGTACACACCAGAACAATTAAAAACTTTAGATGCGGTTCGATCTTATTTGAGAATTAAATGAGCGGATTTGATTTACCTAACTTTTACAAATTCTGTAATCAACTCAAGATTGAAACCAAAGAACAAGGGCTGCGCAAGATGGATCATTTGCTTGGCACCCAGACTTATGTGATGAATGAGATTGATAAGGGGTTAAAACAAGGGATTCACTTCTATGTCATTCTGAAAGGTCGGCAGCTTGGTATTACAACCATCTCTCTTGCTCTTGACTTGTATTGGCACTACATCCATAACGGCTTGAACGGCACCCTTGTGACGGACACCGAAGAAAACAGAGATATGTTTCGCGGTACACTCGGTGGTTATATGGATGGACTACCTAAAGAATACAAGATTCCCGTTCTGACGCATAACCGCAATAGCTTATCGCTGAAGAATCGTAGTCGTATTTTTTACCAAGTGGCTGGATTACGGGCGAAGGGCTCTTTAGGTCGTGGTAAAGGGATTACGTTCTTGCACGGGACAGAAACCTCGTCATGGGGCGATGAGGAGGGTCTAGCATCACTCTTAGCCTCTCTTGCTGAAACCAATCCCAAGCGTTTGTATATCTTTGAGAGTACCGCTCGTGGCTTCAATATGTTTCACGACATGTATGTGGAAGCCAAGAAAGCCCGCAGTCAAATCGCCATCTTCTGTGGCTGGTGGCGCAATGAGTTGTATATGGCAGACCCCAACAGTGATATTTACCGTGTGTACTGGGACGGGAAATTGACGGGTGAAGAAAAGGAATGGACAAAAGACATCAAGAAGTTGTACGGGTTTGAGATTAATTCCCGTCAAATTGCGTGGTGGCGCTGGAAGCTCGCAGAAGGGATTCGAGATGAATCACTCATGTATCAAGAGTTTCCGCCGACTGAAGACTACGCTTTTGTGATGACGGGGACATCGTTTTTTAGTAACTCACGATGCACCGATGCCGTCAAAACCCTTCGCAAGAAAAACCCAAGTTATTATCGGTATAGTTTTGGTGCCAACTTTCAAGACACCAATGTATTAAAATCAACGGAGCGTTTA